AATGAGTTATTAAATCCAGCGGGGGCATCAGATACTTGTTGAACAGTAAATATTCCATCACTATTATCTTCTGCATAAAACCTATCTACTGCATATGCTTGGTTGTTGTCGCAAGTAATAGCAGCACCAGCATTTCTTTGGTCTATAACCATCGCACCGTTAATAATACGATTCTTAAACCCCGTGCTGACGCCGGGGGAGCCTAGTTGGGCAAGTTGATTTGATGTTGTCATTGTGTTATCGCCTTAATTTCATCTTCAGTTAAACCAAGTGCAGACAGTTTAGCCATTGCTGATTGTTTTGCAGATACTTGGGCTTCTTGTTTAGCAGTTTCTTCTGCTTGCATTTCTGCTAGTTTAGCCTCTGCTTGTGCCATGTCGTATTCAACAGGATTGCCGTTAATGTCAAATGCTTCTTCGCCACGAATGACTGCAATAGTAGGATTAAGTGCAATTATAGCGTTATGTATCATACTGCAATCTCCATTAAAGTAATTGTAGATGTAGAACTATTATTAATAGATACACTTCCAGTTGCTGATACATTATTAAATTGAATCTTATATGTTGTTGCAGATGTTGTTGCTGGTGAATCAAGATAAGTAGTTGAACAACTACCAAAACTATTATTGTCTGAATTTGCCGTGTATCCGCCTTCGCCTTCAAATTTAATGATGTCTGTAGCACCTCTCATTAACCAAAAAGCCATATAAGCATTACCACCGCCTTTACCACAGCCGACCATATTCACAGAAACAAGTATTTTGCTTGTATTAAACAATGGGGTAATAGTTGCTGACAAACCTGTATCTGCTCTAGTTGCTGTAACAGATGAAGTAACTGTTCCATAAGTAGCATTAACCACTTGCAATACAGAACCCGTTGGCAACGTGGCTTTTGGAATTGTTTGAGTGCCTGTTAGCTTTGATGCCGACATGCCAACAATGTAACTGTCCGAAACACTACCCGCAGTCGCTGGGATGGCATTAAGAACAGAGCTGACATAGAAGCTGATTGTTGTGATTAAGTCACCCGCTACAACGCCGCCTGTAATGACTACCGTTGTGCCGTTGGTTGCCGTGTAGTCAGCCGAGCCTAACCGTACACCGTTACGCAGTACGTCAATAAATCCTACCGTGTAGCTTGGTGGTGTGAAGGTTGACTGTCCAGCCGTTGCGGTGAACTCTGTGACTGTCCTGTACGCCGTGGTGGTTACGCCTGACGCTGGTATGCCAAGATAGCGGGCGGATATGTTGCCAGTGCCCGACGGTGGTGCGCCAGAGAATGTGAGCGTGTTGCCAGATACAGAGTAGGTTGATGGGTCTTGTAAAACACCACTAACCGCCACTAAGACAGACGCAGTGTTAGCCGGAGCCACAGACATCGTAAAGGCAGTAGTCGAGCCGTTGCCGTTAAACGAGTCCGTTAAGAAGGCGATTTGGGTTGGTTGATTTCCTATGTATGACATTATGCAGCCCTCACTAGACAACCGTTAAATGTTGTTTGACTATTTCCTGTGGTTGACACAGCGCCACCAGAGTTTTGAAATCCGAATAACTCAACGTAGTCAGTTGAACCATTTAAATAAGCCACACAAGAAACAATAGCGGAAGTACCTTGACCACCATTGGTGACAACACACGCAGAAATTAAAGTGCCATTTTTATATATTGCCGAACCTGCTACACCGCTTGCCGCTGCACCATTGCCTGCTGCACCGTTTACTTGGTAGTACCCTGCTACTGTAGGAGTAAAACGATAATTAGTTACGTTATCAAAACTATTATTGGTGTCAAAATATTCCAGCTGTAAAGGCACTTTTGTCCATACACCTGATGGAATGCTTACCCCAGCATTAGCATAAGCACTAAACGCTGGCATATTGCCAGACACCATGACCGTGCCTGTAGAGCCTGTTGACGTTGCGTCTATTGTTGAGACTGGCATTATGTGTTCTCCGCTGGTAGGGGCTCGTTACCTTCACTCACCCATTTTAAGTATGCTTGGTAGTCTGTGTTGTCAGGTGCAAATGGTATAGACCAAATTTCACCATTATCATCAATCCTTAAAACAGAATTAGTAATAGGTGGTTGTGTCGGTGTAGCGGGTTTTGGTATTTGATATGTCATTTTATAACTCACTGTTTGCTTTATAGGTAATATTTGCTGATGCGTATGCAAAAGTAGTATTTGATATATTTACTTGCAGGTTAAATCCACCTAAATTTGTAGCTGTAAAAGCAGCGCTTGTGGAATTATCTATATTATTTACATAAGTAACTGTTGTTGTTGGTAATGCTCTTTTTGAAGTTTTATATGTTAATGAACCTTGTCCATCTGCTTGTGCCACTCCTGAAGCAAATCTAGCATTTATAAAAATTGGGCAAGTTTCTTGCTCATAATACCTTTGTGCCAACGCTAACTCGGTCCCGTACTGTCTATACTGAAACCCCGTGGCGACTAAACCAACTTCCAACTGTACGCCTGTAATTTGCCATGTGGCACCAGCATTGGCTACTAACTGTACAGAACTTGCAGTTCTGCGAACAATAGTGCTTTGCCATGAATTAGCAGTCCCTGTATTAACTCCACTTCCTAAGTCCCAATAGACTGCAAGACCCGTTGTGTTATTTGTTGTCCATGTTCCAGAAGTATCCCCGGGAATAGTTATTGTTTCTAATTCCCAAGTGTTGGCTGAGTTAATTGTGTATGTAAAACAAAAAGACCTATTTGCCGCATTGTTATACAACATTCCTGAAAAAGTGCCAGTTAAACTAGAGCGAACCCAGAAAGATAAAGTAACTGTATTAGCGTTAACAGTTCCAAACCCTAAATCTGCAACATTGTAACCTTCTATTGGTTGAACAATACCAAAAAAATCTGAACCACTTGGGGTTACTGCACTTGTTACCGTTGTCAATAATGAATTTGTAAATCCCGTTGGAGCAACTGTAGATTGTTGAATGGTAAATTTACTATTTTGGCTTTGACTTATTCTAAATCGGTCTAATGTATATTGTCCATCTGCTGTAACAATAACTGAAGCACCAGCATTTCTTTGGTCAATAACCATCGCACCGTTAATAATCCTGTTCTTCATCCCAGAAGAATCGCCCGTACCAATCGAGTTAAAGCCCGTGAACGGTATAGACGTTACGCCACCAAAGGAGTTTGAATTTACTGTGCCCGGACTTGGAGCCACGGTGTTGGTCTGCAAGCTTGTGTACTCCACCCAGACGTTGTTTGTGCCAGTGGGTGGGGCTGATGTAAACGTCAGCGTTGTGTTTGATACGGTGTACGCACTAGATGGGTTCTGAGGCACGTTAGCAACAAACACCAAAATCTGTGCCGAACTAACCACCGCTTGGGGTAGCGTAAACACCGTAGTAGAGCCGTTACCAGAAAAATAAGCTATCTGTGGGGCGTACTGTTGAATCGTTAAATTGTTTCCTATGTAGGTCATGGAGTCCTCTTAGGTAATCTGTAGTACAGAGAGAATAGCGTCGGCTGACGTAGCCGCGGAGGAGATGACCTTAAACGCATCGCCCGTGTTAATCACCAGCTTACCGTCGCCACCAAACAAGGCCAGCGATCCGCCGACGGGGATTGTCGCATTGTTCACGATGTAGTAGTCCACCGCCGAGGCCGTGACAAACACGCTGACCGTAATCGGTGCGTTGGTTGTGTTAGAGACAGACAAGCCGATGATGGTCGTCTGGGTTGATGCTGCCGCCGTGACCAAGGTAGAAGCCGATGTGCCGACGTTCTTAGCTACGTATCTAGTAAATGTATTTGCCATTTATTTTCCTTATCCCAGTGCAACTGCAAGGGCAACCGCCGTGCCAGCTGGGTCGTTGAGTGGCACCACGGCACTACCCGCGGCGTTCTTGAAGTAAGCAATACCACTGCCGATGTTTAAACCCAGCTCGCCTAACACCAAGTTGCCTGTGGTTGGTATGTTAGACGACGTGGTTGAGTAGTAAAGACTAATTGGTGTAAAGCCAGTAGCTGCCATGTCTATTCCTTATTTAAATATGTTAATACTTCTTTTGGTTCTACAAAACGGTCACTTTGGTGTTCAACAAACTCCCACCATAAAAACTGATTCTTTACTAAACTTGACCTATCCTTTAGTAAGTTAATATTCTCTGGGTGCCCAAATATCAAGGGATCAGACACAGACCACAGTACAATCCCCGGCTTCTTCTCATCCCACGCTAGGTGCTGGAAGAAACTGTCCACCCCAATCCAAGTGTGGCATGACTGAATTAACTTACGTAACTCAACCATGGGCAGGTTCTTTCTAAAGTCTTCTACCAGCTGCTCCTCACCCTCAACGCCAACCTGTATAATCGGCTCATGAATCATTTCAATGAGCTCCTTCCAGTAGGGGTAGTTCTTTGGGTTCTGCTTGCCGTTCCTTAGTTTCTGTGCGTACGGTGCGATAATAATCATGTGTACAGCCTCCGAAACGCATCCTCTAAGGTGCCCTTCCACTTCCACTGGTCCATCTTGCCATAAATATTATACGGCCCCAAGTCGCCAAACAACTCCTGTGCCTGTGCTATTGACCGCCCAGGTACAACTTCAGGGTAGCAAGTAAACACTTCTGGGTTGCGTACTGAAGGCAGAACGTGACTAAATACAATATGGTCGCCAAGACCACAGTTAAGAACAACAACGGTCTTGTCACGGTATTGAAGCACGTTTCTAAATATCTGATCATCATGCCAATACAGTTCCTTGTTCTTTTCCATGCGTATACCGCCGTCTTGCTCCTTCATGTGCCACGTTATTGCCCTAGGCACCGCCAGTATCTTGTAACCCCTACGAAACAGATTGTACGTGAACAGCGTCTCTTCTCGGTGCGCCACCCTAGACAGTCCAAGGTTATAGTCCTGCACGCCCGCGCGATACAAAAAACTACAGTGGAGGTGCTCAACTTCGGTTTCTTTTTGAACCATGCCCCACTGGATATTTGGCTCACCGTCAATGTTGTCTATCTTACCCGTCACCTTGCTGGTGTCTGGCATGTACGGCGGCGTTAGTATCGAGCCACCCACCGCGCCAACATCGTCGCCAACGTAGTGAAACAGTTGCTGTAATACGTCTGGCTCGGGTATAGCGTCATCGTCAACGCGCCACACCCAGTCAAAGCCCATCATGTTCGCCCGCTGGTGTATGTGGTGCTGGCCTTTCTTATCGGCAAACTGCCACTCCCACGGTATGCCACTAATGTCTAACATCTGGAAAAAGTACTGGTACATCGTCTCTTTCCGCATGTCTTGGGGCTCGTCGTTATCATCAAAGACAACCAGCTTGTCTGGCTTTTTTGTCTGGTTAATGATAGCGTTTAATACCAAGGGCAGTGTTGTGAAGTACCTGCCCCGTGTTGCCACCGAACAAAGCACTTTATCCATTCGCACTCCACTTACAAATCATTAGGTTGCAAGGGTTTCTTTCAGTAATCGGCTCGGGTACTTCTGTAATAACACCCTGCTCGTTGATGTAGTTAAACTCAAAGCCAGGGAAGTGTCTCTCATTCAACCCGTGTAACTTGTGATGTGGTCCCCAGAATCCTGGCGGCTCATTCATCGGCACGGTAATCAACAACCTCTTGCAGTGCTTCTTTAACTTCTCAACTACCTCTAATCCGTTGTCAAGGTGTTCAATCACCTCAAACGCCACGATGGTGTCGTACTGGTCAAGCTCGTAGGTGTTAATGTCACACCACTCAAACTTGGCATTGTAACCCCACTCCTGCTCCTTGGCCACGTCCACAATAATCGGATCGTAATCTACGCCAGTGTACTCAATGTCTTTCGGAAA